AGCGTAAAAAAATCAGATAACGTAGTCAATTTAATTACTCGATCCTCTCCAAGTGTATTGCGATAACGAATTTCATAGTATAGTTTTGGCATTTCAGCTATGAAATCATCTAATAGCTTACGATGGTTTAGGTTTAAGCTAGATATCCATTCAATAATATCGTCTTTATCAAAATCCTCAATTGACTTAACTTCATCTTTTGTAAAGAATTTATCAATACAATTATAGATTAACAGGTCATCCGAGTTAGACCCTGACTTAAAAAATCCTTTATCTAAGTAAAGGTCGGCAGAAGGATATTTTAAAATCAAACCGGAATCATCAGAAAGCATGACCTTGAAATCCCTATTATCAAGGTTGATTACCTTAATATCATCTACCTTAATGTTAAAATTGTAACTTTGATTGTCGCTCTTATCTAGATAGCTTTGCTGGATGATTTCTGATATAGATGAAGCCCTAATTCTGAGGAACAAATATTCAAGGTCGAATACGGTTAATTTAGATAGATTAACGGGACTTATAGCACAGTTACCAACTATCTGGTAAATTGCGTTAAATATATCTGTTTCGTCTTCGGACAACTTAGCGATCAAGAGAATCTTTTCTTCTTTAGCTATAATGGGCCTATATTTAAATGTTTCCTTTGTAGACGGAATGGTTGTAGTAAATATCGGATGATCGATTTTTAAAAATTCATTAATCCTCACTTATCGTTCTCCTTGGCAATATTCAATGCGTCTTCCTCTTCTTTCAGATATCTAGTCAGCAGTCCTTTAATGACTTGAGTGGCTAACTTTGGATTTGTCGAAACTGCAAGTCGTCTAGCCGCATATAACTGCTTTATCTGATCTTCTGGTTTCAACATTTTTACTTTGTCTGCTGCTTTCTCAATAATCTGTTTATATCGACCATGATTGATAGCAATAGAAAAAATGGCTTCCTGTATTCCTGTATTCCTCTATTCGAGACGTCAAACCCTTCTTTCTCTGCAATTTTGATTGCAGGCGCATACCAAATCTCTTGTGCTGCTTTGTCTTGTGCGGATTCAAATGCTCCATTCATTGTCGCGGCTAATTGCTTCCACCGATTATTAAATGCCCGCGTTCCGGCAGTCATGCCAACGAATTTCTTCTTGATATCAGGATTATATTTAAAAAAGAGATCAAGTCCACCAGTAGCTGAATTGAACTGATATTTACCATAAGCCCATCCGATGTTGTCAGGATTGGCCGATTCTGGTTTACCTTCATATTTAGCTGATAAAGAACCTAGTTTCATTTAAATCACCCTCTTGGTTGGATCAACCTTTTTATTAGAATCATTGGTTGATACGTTGTGATTGTCGAGATACCACCTGTCATAGGTTAAAGAAATGTTATGAAGCGAAAACCTATTATCCTCGTATGACAGATTTAAATCATTCATTGTGATCGGAAAAGCCTTCTCTAAGACACAAATCTTGGTAATATTACCCGCTTCATCATATCTAATAATCTGAACACTTGTCGAATAATCGTCCTTAAAATTAACTATATTCTCTCTGGTTCGAACACTAAAGAATTCGTTTGATTGAACGAAATTAGCAACAAGATTTAACCATGAATACCAGAAATCATATATGTCGCCTTTCTTATCAAGTAATAACGAAAAATTAACATCCGTATAAGCGCCAGCAATTGGATATTTAGTCCATTGTCCCGTGCCATATTTGTTAACTGGGAGTGTTTTAATACCTACACCGGGGATGGTTGCTTGGTTAGTTCTGAACTTCATCAATTTGGTTGTTTCAAGAAACGACGGTCTATTCGGAATAGATAATCCGGTCATTATCGGCGGTGGGGTAAAAATCACCTCGAAATAAGAATTTCTTTGAACACCACTTTTAGTAATACTGGTTGAAAACTGTGATATATTGAATGCCATTTTAGCTTCCTAACTTGTCCATGCTGTCTTGCCAGACTTTTTCCTTTGACTTCTTTTGGAATCTTTCAGATGGGAGTAATAATGCGGCGTCCCAATATTCAGGTTTTACATATTGAAAAGACGACTTGACATGGGTAAAAAGATATTTCTTGACACATGGTTTGAATAATTTAAATTTGGATGAATTTTTGAGTATTTGATACGAAATTTTTAGTTTCGTCGTCTTGTTCATTCTCTCGTTATTTACTGTTTCATACAAAGCATTCATAAGCTGTGCTCTGATTACAGGTGGAAGATAATGAAGATTAATTCCAAGCATCGAATCTTTATAAAATTCAATAGGGAATATTAAAGGAAACTTATCCCAATACGGTAACTTATCTTTCCATTTTGCATCATAGAAAAACATATACATCTTGCCTATTGAATTAGCAGAAAGTGAATTCATATTTTCAAATGATCCGCCAGATTTGATCATCTTGCGTGGGTCTACCTTCGTAACGTTCTCCGCTTCTTTACGAAACCATTCTCTTGCTTCTTCTTTATCCTTTAGAGTTATATTGGCTGAGACCTTCTTTGCGATATCCCTGAAGATATAGTTACCACCCCTAGATTTGAATATGGAAGCAACCGCTTCTTCAATCATATGTTTAGTTCCTTTTCTGTAAGGATTTGAAATACATAACCCTTCTTTTTAGCATATTCTTCCGCTGCTTTCCATTTGGCTTGATTAACACCGTATGTCATAACCTCTTCAATGTATTTCCTTGTTTTCTTTTTATTCTTTGGTGGTTTTGTTTGCGCGGATGGTTTAACTTCGATGATAAATGTTCTTAATTCACCGGTTGATAATCGCATACACACGGTAAAATCTACAAAATATCGATGGTATGCTAAATCTTTAGGGGACACATAAGGAATAATGTCGTCTTCTGACTTCCACCATACAACATTATCTGCCGTATCGAATTTAAACATCGCCTTTCGTTCCCATGATGAACGATACACAATATTGGTATAATCACCCTGATATTTATGTGGATTTAGGGGTTTATAAAAACCCTGTTTGAACTTACTCATCTGTCCTATAAATAATTAAAATATTACTCATTATTTATAGGTAAAAATGTCATATATCACAGGCGTAGCAAAAACAATAGGAATCGGATTAGCTGCCACTGGAGCAACTGTAGCTTTAACGTCCCTTGATCGACGATCAGTTCTTGACGCTTTTGGAACTTCTTTATATTTCCCTTCAGACCTTGGTTCAGTCGCACATCCTTATTACATTTCATTTTCATTTAGAGAATACCGTAGGCGTTCAATTTTTGAACAACCTTTCCTTGAAGACATTGGAATGATTCGACTTCCTATTCCTAATAACCTAATTGACTCTCAAGAAGTCAATTATAACCAAACTGACAATTCATTGATTGGTGGTGCGATTATTGAAAACATGCTCACCGGGACTAAAAATGTTGCTGATATTATGAGAAACGTAACTGCGGCTGGACGGGTGGCAGGTGGTGGTGTTGCTGCGGCAGCGATTGCATCCGCTGCTCCTGATAGATTATTGCAACTTGGTGGTTTAGTTCAGAACCCGTTCCTAACAGTTTTATTCAAGTCGCCAACATTTAAACGATATCAATTTTCATGGACTCTAGCTCCTGATAACCCTCAAGAAGCTGAAATAATGGCCAATATCATTAATAAATTTAAATACCATCAGCTTCCCGGTTTGTCACATGCGACAGCAGGAACATTGTTATCCTATCCAGACATGGCAATCGTTCAACTATTCCCAGATGACAAGTATCTTTTTAAATTCAAACCATGTGTCATCGAAGGGGTATCAATAAATTATACGCCGGGTGGTCAACCTTCTTTCACCTCAATAGATTCACCTAACATAGCTGTTCTAACGATTTCAATGTTAGAAATTGAATATTGGACTAAAGATGACGTGTTACGTTCACAAGGTGTTTCAGTTGCTCCTAATCCGCCTCCAGTTGTATCACCGCCGACAGGTTCTCCGGGAGGAACTAATCCACCCGGAACTAATCCGGGAGACTTGATCTTTCAATGAATCAGTATTTTAAACAATTCCCCATAATCGAATATCAAAACAAGAACGCGGTTAACATAACACGCAGGATAAAAAGTATTGATTCGATTGCCAATAATCCTTTTATATTTTACCCTCATACTCTTGAGGAATATGAACGTTTAGATAACGTAGCAAATGACTTCTTTGACGATCCTTATACTGGATGGATTGTATCATTAACCAACACGATCATCGATCCTTATTATGATTGGTATATGAACAATAGGGAATTTACTGAATTTATTAATAAAAAATACGGTTCGGTTCAAGCAGCTACAGAAAAGACGATTGGTTATAGAAACAACTGGTTCCGTTTCTCAGAAGATCGACTTAATATTGACCAAAGAAACGCCCTATCTTATAAAGAATATCGTTATTGGGAACCGGTCATTCAGCATAATCGTGTCATGTTCTATAAAAGAAAACAACTTGACGAGATTGTCAACACTAATATCATTTTAAAGATTGATATTATCAATCCGGATGTCAATAACAATCTAACGGTAAACATCGGTGATCTGATTAATTTAACATATCTACAAGACAATATTACCGGAACAGTGGTTAAATTCAATAATGACACTCTTTACGTCCAACATATATCAAATTACACCGATGCGTTTGACATGAATAATATTGATTATGTGGTAATCAATGGTCAAAGTCTGGTTGTTTCGGGGATTGAGTTATTTCATCAAAATATAGCAATGATAGATATTAAGTATTTTGATCCATTCAGTGCCTATGATTTTGAAGTAGAGAAGAACGAATACAATAAAACGATCAAAGTTTTAAATCCATCGCTTGTTCCACAATTTATTCAAAATGCTAAGAAGAGTTTAGAATGAGTGGTTCATATAATCCCGGAGACGTATTCGTTAATAATCTAACAGTTTCTTCAGGACGTGGAAGTTTAAACTTAACCAAGATTTTCTTATCTGCTAGGATATATGAATCAATATTCACTCCGGGAATTATTGGTCATATTGAAGTTCTGGACACGGAAGATTATATTGGTAATTTAAAGCTGTCTGGTGACGAAACAGTTAACTTTTCATTTCGTTCACCCGATAGAGAATCACTTAACTACACGTTTTCATTAAATTCTGTTGACGAAGTGCAAGACCTAGGATCTATGAAAGCGAAAGTCTATCAATTGACCTGTGTATCTACTGAAGTTTTAAAATCTAAAGCAGGACCAATTCAGAAATCATATAACACACAGATTTCTTCTATTGTCGGAGATGTATTCAATACGTTTTTAAGTGCAGGTAAATCAATCGATATTGAAGCAACCAAAGGCATACAGAGGTTTATTTCACCATCACTCAAACCATTTTCTTTAATTAAGGAATTAAAGAAAAGAGCAGTTTCGCTTGAAAATAAGTCATCAAATTTCATGTTCTTTGAGAATGCCGATGGTTATAAGTTTAAGACTCTAGAAGGATTGGTGAAAGCTGGCGTATCACATTATTTTAAACAAGAAGATACGGTAGGATCTTCTTACAAATCTACAATGGACAATAACATTCTAGCATATAAATTATATAAACAGATGTCGGCAACAGACAGAATCGGAATGGGTGGTCTTAATCAAAGAACCGGAACCTTTGATATCAGAACTAACGAATATAAAATCGAGAACAAAAAAATCAATGAGTCAGATTATACTTTCGGCGGCATAGGTGCCATGGCGTCAGGTGCATTTAAATCGCTTTTCGGCAATGTTCCGGGTGCTTTTACTTTCATTAATAAAAATTCAAAAGACCCTAATACATATCTTCAGGATGGTGTTGTAGACAAAGGTGCTTATCTTTCTTCGATGGCACAGAATCAACTTGACATTGAAGTTCCCGGTAATTCAACCATTAAGGCAGGCGAAACCGCTTTAATTAACATACCCAAAAAGGTTTCTACAACCGGAATGAATTCAGGTGAAGTTCTGGTTAATGGTAAATTTCTGCTTGCCAAAGTAGCTCATATTATAAAAAGACCGTCGTTTCGACCAAGATATGTTGTATCAATGGAATGTCTAAAGGGAGCATACGAACAAGGTGTCTAATCCATTTTTAAAATTTCATGTAGCAGAAGTCGTCGATATTGATGATCCAGATCAGAATGGGAGATCTAAACTAAGAATTAAAGGTCATCATGACGATAAAACTAATGTGCCTGATAAAGATTTGCCTTGGGGGGTTCCGATGCTTGGATCGGATAATCCGGCCATCAACAAAATAGGATCGTCTGGAAACGGTCTCTTAAAAGGTTCAAAGGTTCTAGTTACATTTTGGGATATGGGCCAAGGCCATCAGCAACCTATTATTCTTGGTTCAATTGGATCATCGGGTAAACCAAAGTCAGGGTCTACTCAGAATTCTACAACCGAGATTGATAAGACAAAATCTGATTCTCCTACAGCTTCTAGGAATAAAGATGGGAATCCAGTTGTAGATAATCAAATTAAAGATTCTAAAACAACACCGGGTTCCACTGACGACTCGGAAAAGAATATATATGACGAAACCAGAAAGAAAGCTAAGTTTAAAGATACTCCGTCAATTGGATCTTCTAATACTGTCCCATCGGATTCTGTCCTTAAACTAATCAAACAAGTGGACCCTGAAAACAAAGGTGGTTCAGTTAAAAATGCAGTTGAATCATTACTCAAATTAGAGAATTTGAATTCAACATCTACGCCTTCTGGTATGACCGGTATTGCCGCAAAGGTTCTTTCTACAGCTATGCTATCGATTGGTAAGTTGCTGACGAATGATAAAGTATTTAGTCAAATGAACAATGCAATGACTGTTCCTGTTTCTACCGAACCTAAAGAAGTTGAGCTGTTACAGAAGGCTCTTTTAGATATTATGAATAATCATAGCAAGACAATTGATGAAATACTAGCCGAAGAACCTGATGATGTCAAAGAAATTATACAAGAGATATTAGAAGTCATTCACAATGATTTAAAAGTTTGTATCCAAAACAAAGCCCTGACTCGTGAATACTTAATAACACTAATCAGGAAAATAATCGAATATGTGAATCAAAAAACAGCCATGAAAAATTTAGGATGTCAGGAATCAGATGCGGCTAGTAATGCGACTAAATTAATCCCGGTTATCGGTCAATTTGTCACTTCTACGTTGAATGACTTTCTGCCTAAAACTGTATTAGATCAAGAGAAGGTCAAAACATCTCTTAACAAATTCACTAAAAATCAAGCCCTTTTAGACAAAAAGAAGAACATTCTGCAAGAAATGTTCTCGGGCAACAAAGACATGACGGACAAATTATCTGGCATGAATTTTAATTTTAACTTCAATGACCCTGCGACAGGAAAAAAACTAAATGGCTAACACTGATCCTAAATTCCCTGAAAAAGCTAAAGTAGGACAATATCCGTATAATAAAGTCACGGTATGGCCGGATGGGCGTGAACTTCACATTAATTATACACCGGGCAATTTTACTACTCGATACCTAATGGCGACTGGCACGGGTATTGAATATGGACATGATGGGCGATCAATAACCGTATCTTCTGGTCATTCTTATAACTACTCACTTGGTGGGTCTAACCAAACAACAGATAAGAATTCTGATTCTAAAACTGGAGGTGGAACTAGAACTGCCACGGATGGAGGAACTCATTCAGAAAGCGGGTCGTCATCGTCAACTGTATCGGCGGGAACATCAACTTCTGTTGCCAAAAATGGTAATGTTCAAATGTCGGGTTCTTCTGAAGGACAAAAAGAATCTATATCAATTGGAGACCAATCTTCTACTGTTGAAGGATCAATTCATCTTAAAATTACAGGTGATAATGTTAAATATATAAAAGGGAATAGTATTGAGAATTCGAATGGTGAGAAATCAGAGGAAGTAACAGGTAACAAATCCTCTGAGATAAAGGGTAAATATAAGATGATTATTGGTGATAAACTAACAATCATTGTTAATGAGCTCGAAATTAAATCGGCTGGTGACATATTAATAGAAGCAGCAGGTAATATGACCCTTAAAGGATCTACAATTAATTTAAACCCATAAGAGGCAAAAATGAAAAAAGAAGAAGACGAAAAGGACATCGATACCGATAACGTCTCAGAAGAAGAACCACAACAAACTAAGGAAGATTTAAAGAAGGTTAAATCTATCAGAGTCTATATTGAGCAATGGAAAAATCGTCGATGGATGGCTTGGGTGTCATTAATTTCGATCATCGCGGTAGCTTCTTTATTGTTATTCTACACGCCACTTGATAGAATCAAAGCCACTGAAAATATCATTGAATGGTTCTTAATTTCAATGAGCACGATTGTTGCTGCTTATATGGGGCTATCAACTTGGGCATCATTGACTAAAAAATGATCTACATTTAGGTTGGTCGCCCGAAAATCAAGACACAAATCTATATAAGATTTCGGACTTGATCAATAACTTGATTCATGACTTGATTCGAGACTTTATATTCTTCGTATAACTATATTTGATAAATTCAAGCATCAACCTGCCTCCAAATTTTATCATAGACTTGATTCCAGACTTGACGCCAGACTTGATTATGGACTTGATCCCAGACTTTATCTTTCACCAGTTTCATTTTAAATTCCTGACTTGATCATAGATTTGATCCCTGACTTGCCACCAGACCTGCCAATAGACTTGTTCCCAGACTTGACCCCAGACTTGCCAATAAACTTGAGCCCAGACTTGATTAGAGACTTGATCCCTGACTTGCCAAGAGATTTGATCAGAGACTTGACCATCAACTTGCCAATAGATTTTATTCTTCACCAGTTTCATTTTAAACTCCGAATTTTATCCCTGACTTGTTTCAAGACTTGATCATAGACTTGCCAAGAGACTTGATCATAGACTTGATCCTTGACTTTATCTTTCACCAGTTTCATTTTGAAATCCTGACTTTATTCCAAAGTTGATCCAAGACTTGACGCCTGACTTGATTCCAGACTTGATTATTCACCAGTTTCATTTTGAAATCCTGACTTGTTTCAAGACTTGTTTCCAGACTTGCCAATAGACTTGTTCCCTGACTTGCCAAGAGATTTGTTCAGAGACTTGATTCCAGACTTGATCCATGACTTGTTTCAAGACTTGATCATAGACTTGCCAAGAGACTTGCTGATAGATTTTATCTTTCACTAGTTTCATTTTGAAACCCTTAATTATCTCATAATGTAATCAAATCATTAAACCGCTGAACCCGAATTAAATGGTGACATTTAACGCATTCTGTTTTACCGGTATCATAGAAATCAACATAGGCATCCCCATCTTGATGGTTAGATGCTACGACTCCTTGTCGCTGGCCAAATCGATATTCGACTGTATCCCATGAATGGACACTCAATCCATTCATGTCTGTGAAAGATCCGTTGTTCATAAAATCATCTATATCATGACGATTAATCATCATTGCTCCTTAAGAATGAATTTTCGTGGTTTTAATACACGAATCTGCCGGGCTAGTTCTTTCTGCCCTTTATTATCAGCTAATTCTGCTGCTGTTTCAAAATCATTAATCTGAACAAGACGTAAATGATGCTCAATCACATCCGTTAACTTATAACCTTCGTCAAGCCATTTGTCAATAATATTCTCTGCTATCTTACGATAATTCTGATCCATTACTCATCTAACTATTGTTATTCAATAGTATTTATTCTAAGTGGGTTTAATGCTGAGTAAATATAATCTCGTTGTCTTAAAATATTACGGGTTTTAAATCTTAAAAATAACCAGATTTTACCTTCAACATCGGTATTATCAATTTTATTCTTAATTATATTAAAAGGAGAATAAACTATAAAATTTATCCCAAACCTGTTGGTTGACTTGATCATAGACTTGTTTCAAGACTTGATCATAGACTTGCCAAGAGACTTGATTCCAGACTTGACGCCTGACTTGATTCCAGACTTGATTAGAGACTTGATCATAGACTTGATCAGAGACTTTATCTTTCACTAGTTTCATTTTGAAATCCTGACTTGATCCCTGACTTGCCAATGGACTTGTTCACAGACTTGATTATAGACTTGTTTCCAGACTTGCCAATAGACTTGTTCCCTGACTTGCCAATGGACTTGTTCACAGACTTGATTATAGACTTGCCAATAGATTTGATCAGAGACTTGATCATAGACTTGATCCTTGACTTTATCTTTCACCAGTTTCATTTTGAAATCCTGACTTTATTCCAAAGTTGATCCAAGACTTGACGCCTGACTTGATCATAGACTTGATCATAGACTTGATCATAGACTTGATTATTCACCAGTTTCATAACAACCTCCTATGGAGAAATCATATAATTTCCGCAATAATCTACAATTGTCCGCCTCGAATCAAGGATTGATTCTATCTGCTCAAGTTTTTCAAGCACTGATCTTAAGGTTGTCAATAGAACTTCGTCTTTCACACCAGATTCAATGTCCTGAATAGCAGCAGTTAGGTTAGCTGTTAAAGACTTATCTACAATCCATTCTGAATCCTCCTCTGTTAACTTAATCAAAGGAGGATTCAGAATATTTTTTATCTGCTCAATTTTCTGTTGCAACGTATCCTCTAAGTCTTAATGATGCTTCGTCATCAGAAACTTCCGACACTTTAGCCATATATTGGTTAACCACATCGTTCATTTCCTTTTCCCTGTCTTCCGACAAAGACTCTATGACGGATTCCATGATTTTATTGATTTCTTTATCAGTTAAAGTCATAATTCCATGATCCTTTCAATTGCTATTGGGGTGAAATTTGTATTTTCTACGGACACGTTTTTATATTTTGTGTCTATAATAGATTTTTCATGGACGTGCCCATGAACATTAAAATGTCCATTTTGAACAGAAAGGTCATGAATGGGATAATGGCTTAAAAGCAATTTGGTTCCATTCGATGTTGTGAACCGTTTTACCACTTTGATTGAATTAAAATATCCCTCATAGAAACTCATAGGAAACGAATCATGATTCCCAAGAATCAGATGTTTCTTTCCTTTAGCCTTCTGAAGAAAGATTTCAGTATCTCCCTTATGAAAACCAACGTCTCCTAAATGATAAACGATATCATCATCAGAGACAACAGAATTCCAATTATCGAGGAGAATTTCATTCATTTCACCAACAGATGAAAACGGTCTAATTCTCTGACCGTTTGCCCCAACGAATTTAATTATATTATTGTGTCCGATATGGGTGTCGGACGTAACAAAAACCCTCATAATAACTCCTATAAGTATAATACATATTATATTATATGATTTTTGTTAGATTGTCAATGGATTAATTTGGTCGCAATAGGAACCACATAAGAAGCAATAAAACCCAATAGAGTGCCCGCACCGAGAAACATCCATACATATTTCTCGGTTTTCTGTAATCGTTCGTCCATTTCCTTAGACACGTCATCAATTCTCTTATTAAACTCGTTTCTCACACTGTCAATCTTTGTCATCAATTCAAAATGTTTATCCGTGTTATGGGATTCTAAAGTTGTCAAGTCTTTAGAAACGATTTTAAGTTCAGATAGACCTGACTCCTTGATTCTTTCAATCTTAACATATAGATCATCTACCAGTTTACCGTGGTTCTCTAACATCGAACCGTGCATCGACACCATTTTAGCTAGGTTGTTTGAAATATCTGTTAGTTTGTCGATTGCCGTTGAAAACTTCTCTTGGAACTGTTGATATTGAGAGACATCTTTGGCTATAATTGCCACATTCTTTTCAAGGTCCTTTTCAAGGTCATATAATTTTGATTCTTCTATACTTGTCAATTTTATATTTCCTTCAATATGTCTAATATCTTCTTATTTGATATTATTAATGTCGTGTCTATTGTTTCACCATTAATAATGTATCTTGGTAAAACACCAAGATACTCTAGAAATGGCTTGATATATTCAAAAATATCCTCAAGTTTTAAATATAAGATTTTAGACAATACTTTTGGGCCGAATACATTAGTTAGGATTACTATGTGGTTCAAAATCAAGCGATGTTTCAATTCACCGCCATTCTGATAACGAGTTAGTAGTTTTCTAATGTATTTTATACGATCAATGTCTTCTTCAAATTCTTCACGGGTAACATACTGAATATTTTCATAATGTTCTAAACAAAACTCAAGAAAATTGGTATTACTAACAACCTCCATATTATAGCTTGTCAACCGCCATATTAATACCATGATATCGATTCATGGTTTTACGTCTAAGGCGATCAGCTCTTTGATCCTTGGTTATATCATAACCCTTAGACCTATTATAAGAATCAATAGCCTGATATTGATCTTTTTTCCGTTCAGAATCCCGAACAGCTTTCTTAATATAGGCTTTCAGTGTCTCTCTGGATAGCTCATTAAGTCCTTCAACATCCTCGGTTCGATAGAAATACCTAGAAGCCATTTTATAATAATCAGTGGGTTCTTCTAGTTTAGTCGCTCTAGATATATGACCGATGTATTCGTTGCCGGTTGGGTGTTGTATAACAACCATCCCATCAGTTACCTTTTTAACATGACCGGTAAAACCTGCTCCACCCTTAGACCCAAACCCAAGATGAATTTTGTCGCCTACCTGAATGTTCTCTACTTTTTCCGATTCTTTAAGTGATAGAATATCGTCGATTAGACTTTGAGGTAACTGAAGGTAAATCATTAGGATACAATCACTTCTCTCTTAACTACACCCGCACGACCACCTAATGTCACTGCAATATTAGCAGAGTTTCCTGAACCCGGAGTCAAAACAGTTACCGTTACAACCGAATTATTTGTGAAACCAGCCCCAGACGTTAAGTTGATAATTGATGTAATCACACCATTTGCGTTACATCTAACATTCGCTGTTGCGTTTGTGGTTCCGCCAGAAACCCGAATATTCGTCGCATTTGTATAACCAGAACCACCAGATACGATTGTTAAAGATGAAACCCCGCCAGTCTGATATCTTTTTAAAACCCACTGGTTATCCTCTAGGTAAACCCCGGCGCCTTCTGATGGAATAAAAGCTCCAACTGTAGTATTACCGAAAGCCTCGTTTCCTTTAGTTCCAGAGTTTGATAGAACTGTGATTTTAGGTGCTGAATTTGCGTTATTGCTTCTCTTCCAAAGTGACATTTGATTTGCCTTTCTTGTGTTATTTTAATTATTTATATTATTTAAAGTTGGCAAACTTAGCTTTTTTGTCTGGAATCTCAGAAACATCGGGTTTTATTTTACTTTGTTCGGACATTTCTACGTCATATAACTTCATCCTCGTCTTATCAACACCAATGATGAACCGTTTCAAATAGTTCAAATCATTAAGCCTATTTTTTAATTGTTTGACGACAATCTGATTTTGTTCAGCTAATTCATCTGTTTGAATTAAAGCGAGAAACAAGTCTGCTGTCATCGGAAGACCGAATGATTCTGACGTATCTTCCATTCCAAAATCTGAAGAAGAATGACCACTATTATGTGTTAAAATGTCATTTGCAAAAAATAAATTATTTCCATTAGTAGTAATATCTATTGTTTTTCTTTTACTTAGTGGGTTTATAGATATAATTTCATCTTCATCTAGAAAAATAGATGTTCCCATCCTGAAATATCTCCTTTTTGTTGAAGAATAGACTTCAAATATAACAAATCTTCTTTTATTTTCCAAGACCTTAATATTATTACTTGATATCCTCTTTGTTCAGCTATCCATTTTTTAAATAAATCTTTATCGTATCGGTCTTTAAAATATTCAAAATCTAAAGATAGAGTTATGTCATAATTGTATTTTTTATGAAACCTTTCACCGTGATATTCAATAATTATATTCATATCAGGAATAGTAAAATCATAATAAAAATTATATTGATTAGCAACAAAGTGTTCTTCCTCTGTTAGAGGAATAGCATGTTCATTCTTTTCACCAAATTTTAAATTTTGTTGATTAAAAACATCTTCAAACATATGACTTAAAGGTATTAAAATTTGCATAGATTCTTTAGATACACATTTAATATTTTTCCTTCTTTTTAATTGAATTTTTGATATTTCATTACATGCTTCTTTCCATTCAATACCACGTTCTTTATAATATTCTATACAATTAGGCATATTTTTTCTTTTTGTTTTCTTATAATCATCAAATCGTCTTGTTCCTTCAACCTCGCCATATCGTTTGATAAATGAATCTAAAGATACATGATTCCAACGCTTTTTAATTTCATGTGAAATTTCATTATCAGTATGACCTTTTTTTAATAAATTATTAACAAATACATCTTTTCTACATTTTTCCGCTCGATTTTTATGAAATTGCTTCCATCTTTTAACCCCGTCATCCCCATATTTTTCTATAAACCAACTTTTTGTGTATCTATGTTCATATAATTTTTTTAATTTATCAAACTCTAGAACGCCGTATTCCTCTCCGTATTTTCTAATATATTTCTCTTTAGATATTCCAAATGTTGTATTTTTCCAATATTGTTCATAATATATACGACCTTGAACTTCACCATATCTTCTTATACAATTATCTAAACTGCAACTTTTTGTTTTCTTATAATCATCAAATCGTCTTGTTCCTTCAACCTCGCCATATCGTTTGATATAGTTAGACAAATTATGTTTTGATTTTGATGTTTTTTCATTAAATCGTTTTAACCCTTCAACCTCACCATATTTTAAAATATATGATTTTTTAGAAGAAGAATCTTTAGGTGTAAGTTCATTTAAACACCGATAAAATCGTACATAAATATCATCTAGTCCAATTTTTATTTGTTCCTCTAATAGATTTGTTTTTTGATATAGAGATATTTTCTTATTATTGTGATCATCAATAAGCATCATTAATTGCATTTTTTGGTTTTTAGATACATCAACAAAATTTAAATTTTTGTGTAGAGTTGAATATTCCATAAAAATTCTCCTTTATGGAATATTTATATATTTCTTTATTTCAGCAACACAAATAACTTGTTACCTACTTTTAATCCTTGATCAATTGATTTGTTTCCGTTTTTTGTTGGAAAAAGATGTTTATCAGAACAAATAATAGATTTACCTGATTTTAGTTTTATTTCAAATACTTCTTGTTCTTCTATATCATATATGTGATTTACTTTATTGTATCCATTATTTGATAATAAATAATCTCCTTCTTTTATATCTTTAATATAAATTTTACCTTTATTCTTTTCTATCACCTCTGAATTTAAATCTAGACACCTATTAACCTGCGTTGCGGTTATAAGGGGAACGTCAAATTGAACAGCCAATCCTCTTAATTCCTCAGCTATCGCTTTGACATAGCTATATGAATTAACATTACCCGCATTTGATCTGAATCTAGCTGATCCACAAATGTTCAAATAATCCACATAAATGATCTGGGGAACGAACTTCTTTTTGATTTTAAGTTCTTCAATGAGATGTTTAAAGGTCAACGCAGACGCGCCAGCGGTTGGATATTCTTTAATGATCAACCGCCCATGCGCTTTTGATTTTAATTTTTCCATCTTAGAAATATAAGATTGCCTGTCCATTTTCCGAATTTGATTCATCTCGATATTCAAAAGATTGGACTCGATTCTCTGAGCAAGAACTTCTTCTGAAAGTTCCATTGTGATATATAGAACATTATAGCCGCACATGAGATTATATGCGGCCATATGTCCCATAGCCAATGATTTACCTACACCCGGTCCTGCCATTAAAACAGTCAGGGTTTTTGAAGGTATTCCGCCATCAGTGATATCATTGAAATACTTGAGGTCAAACTTAATTCGATTTAAATTCTCGTGGTATTTCTCATAGCGAGATGCGTAGTCTTCCGTAAAATCATTACCAATTGAATTATCGAATGATGTTGCAATTGCATCTGAAAGTAAAGATGGGATTGATTCAACATTCCCATCTTTATCATATAGGTTAATTGATTCCAAGATTGCATTATGTATTGCTTTCTTTTTACAGAAATCTTCAGTTGAATCAAGTAGCCAATTTTCATCTAGAAGTTCAAGTTTAAATTCATGTATTATCTTGACCGCAGCATCGAATATATCCTGTGATACCTCTTTCTTCTGTATATCAATCAATAATACGTCTTTAGATGGGTTTGACGCATACTTAGTATAATATTCATCAATAAGTTCAAATACCAATCTTTGAGATCTATTTGTAAAGTATTCTTTTCTAATAAAAGGTATTACTTTTCTAGAATATTTTTCATTACCAATAAGATTATAAAGTATTGTTTTCTCTAGGTCCAATAATTACTCCTTGATTTTCCTTATTATAGTATCACCATTACTATAAATCAAGAAGTCATTTCTTCAATTTCCTCGTCCAGTTGCTTATTATTCGTTATATTCAAAGGTAACTGATACTTATTTTTAATGAATTCCTTGATATCTGTCGTTTTAAACAAATTCTCCCAGAATTCATCCGAATCCACGAAATCTGCTTCTCTCATATTCTGTCCGACTTCACCTGTCTTTTTATCGACAAGAGCATACCACCCCTTTGAAGGCTTAGTTAAATAACCACCTTCCAGAGCAATGTCTTTGAGTCCCGACCATCTGGCAATACCATTTGCGTATGAGACCGAAATTGGAATCTTTGCCTTCTCCTTCACATACCGAGATTTCTCGACATTGATGATGAAATTATACCCTTGAATACCCTCAGCATCTTTATCTTGCTGTCTACCAAGAACCCAAAGGTTGTCAGCCGCCAATAAGATACCAGTTCCGCCAGATACAATTGTTTTAGAATACATTTCCATAGTCTGATAAGTATGGGCGACACCGATGAACGGGATATCTTTTAATGACAGATGCGGCGTTATAATTCTAAATAATGATTTGGCTACTTTAGCTCTAGTCATATCAGCCGCTTCATTACCCGAAATAGCGTCATTAACTTCTTTCTTGGATGCTAAATTCCCAAGAGAATCCACAACAATAATGACATGGTCGGTTCGTTCCAAACCTTCTAATTGATTCATAATATCATGTCTAAGCTCTTCTAGATTGGTTACTGGTGTATGAACAACCCGATTTAAATCAATACCAGCCGCTTCAAAATAGTTTCGTGGAGTTCCAAATTCGGAATCATAAAATAGCATAATTCCTTCAGGATATTTCTTTAAAAATGCAGCTGCTAATAGTAGAGCAAATCCAGTATTATGATGGATAATTCCCCTTTCATCGTTTACATACCAATGTGGAGAATCAATTGAAATATCGTAAGCAATTCTATTTTTTGATTTTTTAATCGATTTTACGATTAAAGACCCTTTAGTAGTAAGAATTCTACTATGAATGACTAAATCTTTAGCTAAAAGATATTCTCCATTAATACCCATAAAAACATGATTATCTCCGCATTCTAATGAAGTTTCATTGTCAAATACAATGTGAAACATTTCTGTCTCTTTTTGACAGACTGCATTAACTCTAGTTAACTCATCTTTATGTGTTCTGACATAATAATTCTTATTCGGATTTTGCATAACCTCTTTATAAAATTCACCATAAGTTGTTAGCATCTTTTTCAAGACATTCTCCTTCTTTAATATCAATGATTATCATAATTATGTTATATAATTCTTCTATCAGATTGCTATCGGACCAGATAGTATAAACAAAGAAACCTTCTTCTTCTGCCATTTTCTTTTTCTCTCTATCATACTTTAATTTATCTTCATATCCAACCCCGAATGGACTTTTCCAATCTATTTGCCCTTCTTTAGGATGGTATGTAATACCATTATATTCTATAATAATTTTTAAAGAAGGGATAGTAAAATCATAAAACCTAATTGCTGATTTATTCCTAATAAAATATTCTTTAGACCCTGGTATTTTTCCAAAAAAGTTAAAAATTAATCTGTCCATATTTCAAGAGGAGTATCGAATGCTAAACATTTAAAATGTCGACTTGGACCCGAAATTATTGTTACACCGGGAGTTAGTCCTTTATCAATTTCCCCTGATAACGCCACGTTAATCATTGGGACTGGGGTGGTTATGATATCCTTTTTACCATAGACCTTTGATTTATCTAAAGATGCAGTTAACTTTAACGTAGAATTCTTCATTAATTTATCTTTTATTGACATCCATTATTCCTTCTAGTTCTTCTATCATACTTTTAACTATCTTCTCTCTGTTTGGCCATTTAATATATTCCTTTTCAGGATTTTTTAAAAGGTTCTCAAGCAGTGGTGTTATTAACTTATACATTCTTTCTAGTTTTGTCCCAGATGGATTTATCTCCACCTCATCTACGGCAGTAAATCCGAAATCGTTATCCAAAAAATCCCTCCAATGATGACTTTTTATCTAATTCCCAACCAATCGCAGATGTTACATATTTTAAAGGCACTAAGAAAGACTTTTCAAATTGTGTTCGATAGTCAATATAATTCTGCAATCCGAACTCAACCGGAAGATTGATACCCGGAGTTGCAATTACTTTTTCTCTAATTGGATTTGGAAGTTTTAAATATGTGTATTTGATCTTGACAGAATCATTAATTTCTTCATATTTATTCTTCAGTGAATAGTCCTTTAACAGTTTGTTATAAAGCAACGATGCTTTTACATGCATAGGCGAGCCTTTAACATAAACATTGCTCGCATCTTTATATTTTGACATACCATTGACAGATGATGGGGATGCAATATCAACGAATTCCATTGCAGAGTATTCGCGTTCAAAATTGTCTACAAAATCCCTTAAACCATCCAGATCATTATCCGCAATATATCTATACGATTTTTTTAAAGCGGCTTTACAAGCCATGGGTGTGCTAGATTTTACAGCTTCAAGACCGACAATTTTCATGTCGGGGGGGTTAAACCGCTTCCCCTTCATATCCACAACAGACAAGAAATAATGCTTCTTCCCGGTCCATACGGCTGAATCTGCAATCGATTCTCTAGCCATTTGAATTCTATCGTTAGAATTTGTAAAATTAGCTAGAGCAGTGAACGCCTTTTTAAGCTCATCTGTTACGTTAACTCTGGCAAACTTGTCAAGAGCATTAGTAATCTTGTCTTTATCAGTGGTGTTTAATTTCTTAACCAGATCTGATAAATCTAAAAAATTAGAATCGGTATCAATACCAATAACTCGATCTATATTAACAGTGTTCAGCACTTTATTCAAGTATTCATTTATCTTTTTTTCAGCCCATTTGACAGCTAATTGTCCTGATAATGTAATCGCTTCTGCAAAATCAATCGAATACCATCTACAATATTCATTCGCAATAGACCCATAGAAGGCGTTAATCGAAATTTTTAAAGCTAATTGTTGGGCATCATATTGCGATGCTAGATTCTTGTATTTTAAATCCTTAGTTTCCTCATAATACTTGATATTCTCAGCCCTTAAGGCATCGACCTTCTTTCTCTCGGTGAAGAAGTCGTCCATAATCAGAGCCATGAATCCGGGCTCTCTTTTAAAGAGACAACCATTACCGGCACAAGCTAAATTATTCTCATGTGCATATTTTAATGTCCTAAATGTCATTGTGTCGGTATATAGATTCTGATCATTACTGATGCCGCCATGGTCTGTTATCTGAAAAAACTCTTGAATGTCAAACGGCATCTTTTTAACAAAGTTTTCAGGTGAAATTCCATAAGTCATAATTTGATGTGGATAAGACGACTTAATGTCGAATGATACCACCCAATGATACTTGCCGATTGTTGGGTCTTTTACATAACCTCCGACCAAAGACCTATCAGCTATTGAACGTATTCCTTGTGGTATAACTATCTTTTTATCAAGCAAATATTGATGAATACACGCGTCCCATGGTTTCACCGTAGTTAATGTGTCTTTATAATTACACTTATATAGGTATGCAAGTGATATCACAATATTAATGAAACCAAGTTTCTCTTCTAACCTATCTACCAAAACACAGTCATGAATATTATACTCATAATAAAGGTCTGGATCTTTATTATACAAGTCATTCAGACTTCCAATATGAGAATAATCTACCTTATTCTCTCCTAGTTCCACAAAAGCAATATGATCTAGTTTAAAAGATTCTTGGTTTTTATAAGAGAACTTGCGATAAAGATCAAGATAATCAAGTATAGTGATTCCATCAATGTCCCAAACTTGATTAATTTGACCCCATTTTGTAGGTATATCCCGTGAATAAATCCTACGCCACGGAGATAATTTCTTGGCTTGTTCAATACCTAGTAGATTGCTGATTCGATTGATCAAATATGGAATGTCGAATAGTTCAATATTCCAACCTGTTATAATATCAGGATCTAATACATTCATTAGATTGACGAACTTAGACAATAGATCAGCTTCATCCTTACATAGGATATAGGTAACTGAATCTTTCTTTGGCTGGTATGCCTTGGTTCCTAACGTGTAAATCTTATTGTTCTTATGCGAAGAAACCGTTATAGCCGTGATTGGCTCGATTGCTCTCTTTACGTCAGGAAATCCATCACCAACATAAAGCTCTATATCAAGAGATACAACGTGGATTAAACTCTTTTCATATTCAATCTTGCCGGGGAAATTGTCATAGATATAAAGATATTCCCAATTCGTTATGCCCCAGAACTCAAACCCAGACACTTCTTTATAGTCTCGAACAAATTGTCTGGCCTCTGCAATTGAATTGAAATTCTTCTTCTTAACCAGTCGAGAATCTAGTGTTTTATAGCCAACATCTTTATCTGAAGGAACAAAAAGGTAAGGTTCATACCTTACCTTCTCTTGAAACCTTTTACCGTTTGTATATCCTCTTACGTTTATTTGGCCTGAACTTACCATACAATCTGTGTAAAAAAACAAATCTACCCCTTAATTGAAAATAACCTGCGACATATATGTAATTTAATCTCATAAACTGGATGACGAGATACTACTAATTGATTTAAAAAGATCGAAGCCCATTCCTTATCAATGGAAAGATATTTACTCGCGAGCATACGATAAGTATCATCATTTATGAAAATATGTCTTATAGATTTCATAGTATAATAATCTCCCTAATAAGTCAAGTTAAACGTCACGATCACCCCAAAAGAAGTTAACAGCAATTGGGAACCGAGGAATTCCATCGGGTGTTAGATTCTGATATCTAACAGTGGCGAGACTAGGTGTATCTTTATTCATTAGTTCTCTAGTATATTCCTGATTACCCTTAATTCCGGCTCCGAATACACGACCATCTGGAAGAAGACATCTAGCAATCTTGTAATAACCAGACCAATTTCCTTCGCCTTCTTTCAGTTCGACGACTTTAAATTCTTCATCAATAAACTCCTTCCTCTTGAGCAGAAATTTAGACCTCTTATGCTCATACGGTTCATTCAGACGAATCATCTGACCTTCGTAACCACTTTCAAGGAAAATGGCATATTTCTCATCAAGTTCTTCTTTATCATAGATTTTAAATGTGTCTACATATTTAACACAATCAATCCCTTGAGTAAGCTCTGCGATGGCCTGCATATTTACGAGCCTAGATTCAAACGGATCAGTTGAAATGATGTCATAAATGTGATATTGGACTAGACTGGTCGCTTCTTCAATATCAGCAGGAGTCGGCTTAGTTTTCCTAATCAGAGACATGATTTGATTAAAATCATCCCTAAGATCATGATTATAAAGTTCGCCATCTAGAACCAGATCAGGATACGCCTGAAATAGAAATTCAAGGGACTTAAAGATATGAGGTGTTGATACGAATTCTTTGCCAGATCGTGAAAACATACCATTCTTGGAAATCACACATCTTGCCCCATCCAGCTTAGGTTGCGTAAACACTACTGAATTGATGTCGCCTTCATACTTACCAGCGAGCATCGGTTGCAAGAATTTTGTGTTTCCTGTAATCTCTGCTTCAGACCGGAAATATTTCCGGTCTTCTTTCTTTTTATACTCAGCAGTGATTTCAATTAAGGCTTGTTCAACCCCAGATGTTTCATTCACTTTACCAATGTTTTTTGGATGGCAAGTCTTCCAAGAAGAAGTAACGAACTGCCCACCCTTTACCCCGGAAACAGAACGAATCTTGTCGCCTTCGGCTTCCATCTTCCACATCCGTATATTGTCGTTATTATCTTTATGATACAACCAATCCATAAAATCACCTTATGTCAAAGATATCGAATAGAAGTTTTTCAATGTTATTATTAGCTAATCTTGGATTATTTGTCAAGAGTTGATTCCGAATATCGTCAAAGTCTCCTTTGCTTATTACCTTATAACTTCTTTTTTCAATTTCGGCGATCAACTCATCAGAATCAAAATCGGAAGGAGCGGATAAACCTAAATCTCTTTCAAAAAATTCATCCTCAATATCAGTGTCCGTTAATTCGTCCATAACATCTGAAAAGTGATGATTTAAAAGGTAGCTAATGGCCTCTTTTCTAGTCTTTCTGTTCTGTAATATATCCATATATCCTCCAAAGATTTTCTTCTAATAGTCTATAATATACAGCGTCTCTAATTGGATTTGTGCGGGCAAACACTGGCATTCTAAGTTTTAAATTTATTGTTTCTGAAATCTCTTAACCACATCTTCATCTTGAAAGGAACTATTTAAAAACAAAATTCTCATAATGCCTCTTCTATAAATATTTAAAAGGAGGGTTAATGCTCACAGCAATACTAGCAAATCCGTTATATAAACTAATGTTGCAAATAGGCGGTGTTCTGTCAATACTGGCTATAATATACATGGGTGTTAAGATACATGATTCTAACATAAAATCATTAGCGCTGCAAGAGTTCAATAAAACTCAACTTGAAGAAACGATCAGAAATCAGAAAGATTACATAGAGAAACTTAAGAAAATAGAAGAGCTTCAAATCACAATTTCAAAGGACATGACTACACAGAAATCCAAACTCGACGCATCGCTAACCGATATTGAAGCTTATCTAGCTGATCCAAAAACCAAATCTATTAGTAAACAAGTTTCACCTATTATTAAACACACCATCAACAAATTGAGAGAACAAGAATGAGAAAGCATATCCTTATAACATCAGCATTAGTGATCGCAGGGTGTAATTCTACTCAACCTAACCTAATCACAATACAACACGATACATTCTCAATTCCACAAGAATTTTATAATTGCCCCGTGACCAAATTGCCTAAATCGGAAGCATTGACTGATATTGACGTTTCTAACCTGATTTTAACACTTTATAAGAACAATAAAACTTGTAAAATTTCAATCGAAGGTATTCGCAAATACATAGATGAACGTAACAAAACGTTAGAACCTAAGAAATAATGTAGCAAAAAAGAACAAGAACATAGATTCTAATAGAAATAACACCATGTAATACTTGTTCAAATCAATCTTGCCTTCCATCATAGAACTTAGGAATCGCCCGGCTTCAAAGAGAAAAACCAAAGACAGTAATAAAAGCATGACGAATTTTGACATTTCAATCCTTAAGACTTAAAATAACCATCCACTAGATTTTTAATATCTTCTTCAGCAACATGATATATGCCGGGATGAAGGCATGATTCAAGAAACTCCAAATAATCCTCTTTTGATAACTTACTTCTCATTCTATGTAGATAATTTGATTTTGAATCTAAAAGGTGTCCTCTTTTTTCTTCTTTTCTTTCTTTCATCGGAAACGCTATAATATCAGCCATTGATTATACACCTCTAAATAATTGAGGTGTATAATAATGAAGTTTATATACTTCCCCTTGGCGTCGAAACTGATTCTGTTCGATTTTATGTCTAATTAGTTTCATTCCTAACCTTATTTGTTTCAGCTAATTTTATTTCGTTTTTGCAATATTTGGTGATGAATATTGGTTGTAATATTATCAATCGCCTTAACGTTCGAATACCATATTTTAATTTTAGCTGTATTAAATATTGAAGGGCGAATACTAGAGGAGAGACAAATGATGTATAGCGTCTCTCCTCTATTCACTATATTTTTCACAGATATCATTTAAATTCCTTATTTCAACTTGAATTGATAATGCGTCCGTGGGGAGAACATCCCACCAGCGGTGAAAGGAGTTACGTTAACAAGTTTCCCTTTCTTAACAAGGGCCTGAAGCGTCGACAAGCTTTCTTGGGCAAGATACGGTGAACGTATCTTGCCATCCTTGAATTTCGCAAGTGCACGCACTTGAATTTCAGACAACTTTACCATTCCATTCTCCTTAAATCTGTTCACAAGAAAAAATCAATTCAAAGCGATTTTGTTTACGTCTAACCGCTTTGATGATCTTCTTCCTTTCAGCCGTCCCGCGTGCGGGAAAGCAACAGGAGCAATCCATGCCGCCGGGTCCCATGGGGAACATGGGCTCACGTTTCGCCCGAGGCGAATTATGAAAAGATTTACTATCACGATACGTTTTGGACATATCTCAATCTCCTTTAACATCTATTATATAGGTGTGTCACTCATTGTCAAGAAGAAATAATAGCCAATAGGTATGACTTCTAACAAGATCATGTGTTTCAGCTTGATTTTGAATCTAAAAGGTACCCTCTTTTTCTTCTTTTGAATTCTTCATAGGAAATGCTATGATATCAACCATTCACCATCCTGTTCGTAAATTATTCGAGAGTGAAGATAAGACTGACCAAAAGATACCTGTCCTTGAAAATAAAAACTGAATTGTTCGTCGGGAAATTGATGATTAATAACTGTTCTCCATATCTGTTGTGAGAGATGTTCGAAAATTCGTATTCTTAATGAAGCGCCAACCAAACTCCAAATTTGATTCAGAGTATGATTCTGTATTTTGCTGCTAAGTCCGTTTGTTCATATTGCTTCTGGACGATTGTATCTTTCACCAGTTTCATTTTAAACTCCGAATTTTATCCCAGACTTGATCCCTGACTTGATCAACAACTTGCAAATAAACTTCATCCCATACTTGATAATAGACTTGATTGAAGCCTTGATACTTGACTTTATCTCTCACTAGTTTCATTTTAAACTCCGAATTTTATCCCTGACTTGATTATAGACTTGATCCCTGACTTGATTATAGACTTGCCGATAGACTTGCTGATAGGCTTGATTCCAGACTTGATCCAAGACTTGATCCCAGACTTGATCAGAGACTTGATCCCAGATTTGATCACAGACTTGATCAGAGACTTGTTCCCATACTTGATTATAGACTTTATCTCTCACTAGTTTCATTTCAAACCCCTCTATTTTCATATCAACATAATGTTAGATATAACTCCATTTGTCAATTGTTTTTGTTGACATATAGCAGCCTTCCCTTATAATAAACTTAAGTGCAAAGGAGGCTGTTATGTTTAAAGCATATATCATCAAATGGGCGGTCTGGACACTCCCTTACACATCAAAAGATGAACTCATAAAGGATATTCAAATTTTCAACTCTCCAGTAGATATCTTTTATAATGAAACCTACCTTCTCTCGGTTGACTAAAAAGTGTTCACAGTTGTATGGGCGTGTTTTTTCTTAATGTTTCTTAGAATGTCCCTAAACCCGTCATCTGGTTTAATACGCCCCATTCGCCAAGGATCACCAACTTGTGATCCGGCAGATATGGTTTGTATGATCAGAGGGTTATCTTTAAGATAACCCTCTAGCTCTGATGTGAAAAGAAACTTAGAATACTCTTCACCTGTTTCTTTATTTTTAAAATTATACGTTGGCATCGGATGATACGTTTTTTCTTGCTATATCCGGGAAGGCTTTCTCAATAAAGGACTTAGAAATCTTTCGATAAGGCATATCTTTGTCCTTAATCGAAACAATAAGCTCAGCATCGGCAGAATCAAGCGTTTCTAAAAAGCCGATGAAAAGAGCTTCTCTCTTTGCCTGTTTTATAGTGTCATAACCATTACCCTCGAAAAAAATCTTTAACTTGTTAAGATGTTGCGTTGAATATAACATCCCTTTAGATTCAGTGCCCCTGAATGACTTGTATGGAGGTGCTCCCTTGGGAAGTAATGATTTAACTTCATCATTAAAACATATAGCTAGAATGGTCTGAAGTCCGTTAGAATTGTTTTTATGTAGAAATTCGATTCGATCCGCTACAGACTCGATGTCATTAGCTTCCTTTAGAATTTCTGAAATACTCTTGGTCAATTAAAAATCTCCTATTGAATCGTATAGATTGGATAATCTATTCTTTATAAAATAACCGTTGATGTCACCCGATTTGTCTGATGCCGCATAATATGCATCAATAACCTTGGTTTTGATTTCACTTGGAATCTTAGTTAAATCAATCAAGGTCTCGTTTCTTTTATAATTAGAGACCTGTTCATCGGTTAAAAACTCGTTTAATTCCTTCCCTCTCCATTCATCCAACTTCTTTTGGAAAACGGATTTCTGTCTAATCTTATTAACGAATGAATCTGGTGCTGAAAACACATTAGGAATGCCGTCACCTGAATCTCCTTTCATAATGTGTTCAAAAAGGTAATTGGTATAATCACCCTCAAGCCATTTCTCTCTAATTGGATCATACTGCTTTACTTCTGAGAATCTAGCTAACTGAAAGAAGTCTTTATCCGCTGAGACAATTAAAATCTTATGTAAGTCACCAAATTCTTCGCAAAGTGTTCCAATGATGTCATCTGCTTCTGCTCTGGCAACTGACACAACTTTATAAGGAAAGTGTTCGGCTAATTCCCCTTTAACCTTATTGAACACCGTATGAATCATGTTCCAATCATACGGTGAAGCGTCTCTTGCTTCTTTCCGGGATGCTTTATAATATGGGAACACGTCTTTACGCCACGAATTAGGCGAATCAGTAGCAATTACTAATTCTCCATATTCTCTTTTAAATTTAACCCGGATAGATCTAATAGAATTTAAAATAATATGCCTAAGAAAATCTTCATTTATCTCATCCATTCGGACATGTTTTACCGTAGCATAAAAAGACGAATGGGCTACCTGTGAATAATCAACTAAAATCATCTAACAACCTTTCATGAACTAGTGTTCGAACACTTCTCTACTCTGTCTTTTCTGTTTATCTTTTTTAAAATGCGCAGATTATTTGGAATAACATAATCAGAATCATCTTCAATTACCAACTTATCAATAATTTCTTGGATTGAATGTTCCATATTATAATACTTCATTAACATAGACTTAATAGATTCAACAATCAACGCAATATCTTTAGCATTATTCATATAATCAATATTGAAACCAAGTAACATGAACTGATTCATTAACATTGGAACTAGTAACTCTAATGTTTCTTCTATATGTGTAACTTTAACGTCTTGGATTCTGTCCTGAACATCTGATATCGTTACTACCCTGCCACTATTTGGAAATGTAATGACATTATTTGCTGTCATGTTTTATACACAAACCTCTCTTTTATTATTGT